TAAAGCTCCTGTATTCACTGGGGTAAGTTTATCTATCTCTGCAACAGACCAGTTAGTAAGCTGGTCAACTGCTCTATAAATATTAGGCATTTTACTTAATTTTGCAGTTCCCCTTACTTTAACTGTTGCATCAGGGGAGCCTTCGCCTCTTAAATATTTTCTTGTCATCTTATCAAATTCTTTTTGAAGGTTTGCACCAACGAAACTTCTTGCGGCACGCCCAGCAAAACCACCACCTGATATTTGACCTAAAGCTCTACCAGTTAAACGACCAGTACCTCTTCTTACGAAACGCTCACCAACAGCAGTACCTTTTTTGAATTCTTCATCACCCATTTTTTTTACAGAGTTCATAATCGCAGTTGCGTCACCCATAACACGACCTACTTTTAAGAAGGAGCCTCTTGTACTGTTTAAGAACCCAACATTAACTCCCGGTATTGCGTTTACATCACCAACAAATAATGAATATTCATAAAGGAAGTCTCTCAGGTCACTTGGATTTTTTATACTTACTTTTCTATATCTTGATTTTGCAAATCTTTGTTCTACTTGACGCAAGGTTCTAAAAGACCTTACATTTCTGCTCATTGAAAAAAATTGTTGGAAACCTTTACCAGCCATTATCTACACCTCAAGCATTTGTCATTTTCAAATTTCCAAAAATATTCTCTACAACTAGGACACATAGCTAAACCATCTAAACTTCCATTTGATTTAGGCATTAGTAACCTGACTCACATAGAAGTTCTTTATAGAAAGTATTTCCAAATCTATCTTTTACACTTTTTATATCTCGGATGTTGTAACTGTTGCTATCGTAAACAAGTCTATTTGCAACAGTAACTGAGGTAGTTGGAGGAACTATTATTTTAATTTCTTCATTTGTTTCTTCTCTAGATTCTGCATCTGATTCTGTAACACTACCTGTGTAGATTATTCGAGCATTGACACTCGTACCACTTCCGAAAGAAGCAGTTGAAAGACCCCTGTCATCGACAGAACTCCCACTTAAACTTTGAATTGTTACTGATTCGTTCAGTAACGCTGTAGATATCCTTGGCATAATGTAATTATACCAAAAGGAAACCCCCTAATTGCTTAGGGGGTGTTCCTCACTCTTAATAACCAACTTTAGCGAGTATTGGGATAAATCCCTTGTTCAGCATAGTGTTGTAAAGCAAATTCCTTTGCTCCCTCAAAAGCGTCTCCATCAAATTTACCAAGTTGCTTAGATTTAATAAGCGTTTGATACTTTTTCAAGAAAGGCTTACAGTAAGTCTGTAATCCACTTGCTGATTTAACATTTTTACCAAATTCTTCGGCTGGTAATTTTCCTAGTTCAGGCACACCTGAACAATACTTTTCGGCAACTGTTGGTACTTCAACATTTCTCATGTCATAGTACTTTTTGGCTTGAGCTTTTACAGCTTCTTTTGACCTAACAGAATACCCATCCATAGTATTACTATCTTTGTAAAACTCGGATATTGGTAATGTTTTACCAGTTGTAGCACATTTCTTATGAGTAGGATTTAATCTCCTATCTTTTGCAGTAGCAACTGCAACTTCGACCTGTGCTTTTAAGGATGGATTTTCATTCATCCATATTTGAAACCTTGCTTTTCCGACACTTGGGTAATTAGCATATGTTCTAGGTGTGTTTAATGTACCTTTCCCACTTCTAATGTATTCAACGATTTCATTAGCAATTTGTTGGTTAAAAACACCACGAGGTGGTATTCCAACCTTTTCCTTAATCTGTCTAACTCTCTCGTGAGATAATCCCCATTCAGCACCCCATTCTCTTAGGGTTCTATTGGGAAATTTCTCAAAAAGAAACTTAGCTTGCTCATCAGTTGGTCTATTGACCATAGTATTGTCTTCATTCATCATATAACCATTATGCCATACCTGAATGTATTTGTCAAGGCTTTTTTATCATTTTTTTCATTTTTTGGAAGAAATATGGTATAATTATAACATAAAAGGAGATATATTGAAAATGGGCAGTTTTCCTGATTCTTCGCTAGAGACAGGTCTAGATGTTGATGAAGGTCAAAAATTATATCAAATTGGCAATAAAACTATACATCTTTTCTTAGATAAGAGAAGTGATAGCTATATTGCTGATGTTTTTGAGAAAAAAGTCGATAAAAATGGCAATATTGCTTCTGATTTAGTGACCACAATACATGGCACTAATGAGATGGAAGTAATACAAAGAGCCATAAATATCTAGTAAATACTTGTAATTTCCATATTTATATGGTATAATTAGTGTATGAAAGAAGAAACATATGATTACTAGTTGTTTAATATTCTTGGCTTCTCTAACACCGAATGCTGAAAATAGTGAATATTACGAGGAATTTGAAATAATTAGAAGAGTACATGAATGTACTGAAATAATCCCAAGTTCAATGATAGAACATGCTGACGAATTGGTTGAATACTTTGAACCAACCAATTTATACACTGCAATGAGAATTTCATGGTGCGAATCAAGAGGAAAAGAAGAAGCTTATCGTAAAGAAGATAACGATAGTGGTTTGTTCCAATTTATACCTAATACTTGGGGATGGGTTAGACAATATGCACCATTTGATTTACCTGAATGGGATGAATTTTGGTTAGTTGTTAATGACAAACCTGTTGTAACAGTTATAGATTTTTTCAAATATGACCTCAAATATGATGAATATGATATTGTTGAAGTCAAGAAAGCACAATTTATAGCTGATTTCAATGTTATGGCGGCGGCATATCTTTCTCAAGGTATGCACAACTATAGCCCTCATTGGAAAGATTGGAATTCAAGTAAATGGTGTTGGGAAAGTCCAACATATTTTGAAAAAAGATGGAGACAGGAAGGATACTAATGTTTGTAGCTGGAATAGTTATAGCTGTTATAGGGTTTTTTGCATCAATAGGGCTTATAGCATATGCTTTGATGGTTGTTGCAGGTGATTTGCAAAAGCAAATTAATGAAGAAGAGTTCGGAGAATTTTAGAAAGAGTGTTTTCTTTTTGAAGCTTTCTTTGCTTTTTCTTTCATTGAATCAGAAACTTTACTAGGGTCTGTATTCCAATCAATACCTACTTGTCCTGATAGGTAAACTCTTGTGGGCATTTGCCTTTCACATTTACCATTACAATTTTCACAAGTAATAATTGGGTCTTGACTTATAGGGTGCATTATCTCATATATATTGTTACAAGATAAACACTTATAATCGTATCTAGCCACGACTTATTTTTTCTTTGACTTCTTTTCTTTTATAGGGTATTTTTTACAAACAGCCATGTAAGCGTTAACAACATCATCCATATCTTGAACTAAGTTAACTTTTTGCATTCTTAAACTGTTCATTTGTTCAATAACAGCCTCTGCAAAGACTGGAAAGTCTATCCCCATCAAAAAAGCTTTTCTCTGTGCTTTATTAAATTCTATATCCATAATTACTAGTTTAGTCCAAAATTGAGGCGGATGTGAAGAATTGCCTCTTATATCTGTTTAATATTTTCATATCTGAAGCATGGAGTATATCTTGGTCCATTTGCTCTAAAACAGAAGCATAATTTGCTGAATAATCGCCTATTTTTTCAGATTCTACTAATTGAAACTGTCCATCATTTGTTGTATCTGCTGTATGAGAACCTACTTGACCAGTACTTTGTTGTGCCCCTAAAGAAGCACTTGCTACCCACATTCTTCCTGCGGCTCTTGCACTAACAAGTTTGATGTCTTTAGGGATATCTTCCACCCCTGATACACTGTCAGAATACCCACCTGAATATGTAATAACTATGTTCTGTAGTCTGATATTTGACCAGTTATTTTGATTATTTTTTCGAATTCTTCCTTGTGCTTTATAAGCTACATATTGTTCTTCATTACCTTCGGTCAAAGAAGTTCCATCTTCAGTTAATGAAGCAATTGTTTTTATCGGTGCTATTGAAGTATAAATCTCATTTTCACCTTTTCCGTCTAAAGTATCAACTTGTGCTGATTGGTATTCTAACTCATAACCAACATAGTTTTTGATAGCGGCATCAACTGCTGGTATGAACATATCTGTTATTGCAGTTTCATCGGTTGATGACATATCTACGCCAATAACAGTCTTAACATCAGAGACAGTAGAGAGAGCCATTGGCTAGAACCTACTTATCTTCTGCTGGTTTTTGTGCTTTTGTAGAAGGAGCTTTTTTAGTGGCTTTTTTCTTAGGAGCAGATTTCTTCTTTTCACCCCAACCATGAAGTTTAAGATAGTCTACTGAATACTCTTTGCCAGCTTTAGCTACATTGGAAGGATTACCTTGTGGTACATCATTGACATTACCTTCAAATAAAGAACCATCATTTAACTTCCAAATATCTTTTTCTACTTTTATATAATCACTCATAAATTTTTCCTATATTTTCTTTGTAATGGGGGAACTTAATCCCCCATTACTATTTGTTATTACAACAAATGTTATTACATTTGTGTTAATTTACAGAATGCAGTTGGTCTATAGACTACGAGACCTACTCTCATTGTTGCTCTAATAGCAAGTTTTCCTTTTAAGAAAAAGTCACTATGTGAGTCAGATACTGCAAGGTCAATGCCTTGTCGCATCACAAGATGAGCGGCTTCTCCGCCACCAAACCTACCAACCATTTGTGTTCCCGCAGCAACTGCAGTAGTTGTAACGACTGGTAGACCCCAAATTCTTGGGGCTACATCTGCACCAAAGCCACCAGCAACCATAAATAATGGGTTCTTGGAAGCGGCACCAGATGTTGTAGTAGCGATATCAGTAACTGATGTTACGATGTCGTACCAATCTGATGGGTGCATAATAATTGCATCAGGTTCAACGAAAGCGTCTTTCCTGATTTCTGTGATAGCTTGATAGATTTGTCCTAATCTAGCGAGTTCACCGGAATATGACCCATAAGCAAATGAGTTTATTCCTGATGTGTTTAATAGACCGTCTAAGTTAGGAGCAGTACCATTACCATCCATAATTTGTCCGTCAAGTCTTAGCTTCATCATTGTGCCAAGTCTTGAGTTTACATAACCTTGAATTCCCTGTACATCAGCAAGAAGTTCTTCAGTCACTGGCAAGAAAACGCCAACTTTTCTAATAGCGGCTGTTTTCTCTGTGAAGTCTAATGTAGCTTCAGCAGTTGTTGCCTCTTCAGCTTGTTCGGCTGCGGCATTAGTGAATGTAGTTTCTTCCATATATGCAAAAGAATTTTGGTCAGTTTCGATTTGGTCAAAAAGACCAATCACTGCATCAGGGTCTCTAAGAGCTGACTCTAAGATTCCCGGTTGTCTTAATACTTCAGGTGGATAATTCTGAGATAATCCTGCACCTAATGTAGCTTTATAGCCCACAGGTGAGAACTTAACTGTTGAATCAAGACCTTTAGCTCCGGATTCTTGATATCCTTTATAAGCGTCAGTGTTGACAAAAGATTCACCAATTGTTGCAACTGATTCATCTTCCTCAGGAGCATAAGCAGAAGTTTCCATAGCTTTTTCGTTCTTAGCTTTGGTACTTTCTAACTTAGCTTCGTCAGTTAAGTCTGCGAGTTCAGTATTAAGTTGATTAATAGCTTCTTTTTGTTCATGGGTATATTTCCCATTCTCATCAGCACTATCAAAAACTTCTTTTAACTGAGCTCTTTTTTCCTGAAGTGATTTACTAATTTCATTCATTATTAAATTTCTCCAAAATTAATTTTCTTATACTAAATTGTGTCGTCTAATTCAACTTCAACAATGTAGCTGTCTGCAATCAAAGCTTGGGATTCAGCAAATAAAGCATCTGATTCGGTATCAACCTCATCTGAAACTTCTTCTACTTCTTCTTCAACTTCTTCAGATTCATCTTCTACTGGAACTTCCTCAATAATTTCCTCTGCGACTTCCTCTTCATTAGATGGTTCTTCTGAAACTTCTTCTGCTACTTCTTCAGATACTTCCTCAGATACTTCCTCAGCAGATTCCTCAGATACTTCTTCAGTTTCTACTTCAGGAGTTTCTTCAGTAGCTTCTTCAGTTACAACTTCTTCAGCTTCTTCAGTCCCTTCTTCTAATTTAGGTTCGGTCTCGAGAATGTCATCAATTTCATTCCAAGCATCAGTCAAATCTTCTTGGACAGCTCTTAACGCTGACTCTGCCTTCACTGATATATTCCTTCCATCTTTTTCCCTAAGAGCAGAAATTGCTTTCGCTCTTACTATGAGGTTGTCTAAAGCCGCAAGCACTTCTTTAACCTCGTCAGAGAACCTTTTACCTGACATGCTGGTATCTGATTCTTCTGAAATCTCAATCTCTTTCTTGTCTTCTTTGTAACAAGAACCATCTTCTTCGTGGCTACAAGAAGCATATTTTTCCTCTACTTCTTCGCCTTCTTCTTTTTCATCAGAGTCTTCATAAACTGAATCTTCCCCTGATTTAATAGCTAATGTGTATGTCTCTCTGTTAGCTCCAACAAGAACAGGACTAACTTCAAAAACTTCTAATTCCTTAAGGTATCTCACATCAAAATCTTCTTCTGATTCTTCACCATCTTTCTCATATGGTGCTACTTCATAATCATGTATCCTAAAACCAAAAGACCATTCTTGTAGGTCTCCCATTTCTTTAGCTAGATTGTAAGCTTCTTTCCCAGCTTCAGTTTCCATAAAAAACTGTCCTTTGAATGTTGCTTTTTCATCATCTGCTTCGATGGTTCCTTTGCCAATTGGCTGGTCCCACTTGTGAGCAAATACCATTGGTACTTGATTATCTTTGAATCCTGATTTGATTGCTCCCGGTAATACGACATCTCCGTCTGAATCTACATTACCGAAGACTGAAAAGACAGCTTCTACCTGTCCTTTATCCTTTTTAGAATATTTGAAATTAATACTCTTCTTATTCTTGTTCACTTCATCTGACATAACTAAAACTATACCTCTTTCTCTATATATTATAACAAGTCTATTTTACCTTGTTTTTGTTATCGATATTTGTCAAAAGCTTAGAACTTTTTTCGTTACGAGTATCTTCCTTCCTTTTCGCACTATCAATTACGCCTTTCATATGTTTTTCGCCATACTTAGTTATGCCACCTCTCTTCATAACTTGTAAAACACCCTTGAATGCAATTGCATCCTGATTTTCAGCTAGGAACTTCTCTCTAGCTTTAACCCATTTGGTTATCTTTGCGTTTTCTGTGCCTTGTCGGTATTCTGTCCATCTTGTAAAAGAAATATTGCCATCTGACCTTTTCCAAAGGCTAGGGTAATTATCTTGTATCTCTTTCACATATGAATAATCGGAAAATTGTGGATAATTAGAGTTTTTGAGGATAACTTTTAGATTATCTTCTTTCTTTGGAAAGTCTGTAAGTTTAGGAAATAAATCTAAGTCAAAATCATCTCTTGGAAACTCTCCTTGTAAACCTTTTATAAAGGAGTTAACTCTAGAAAGTCCCCATTGGCTTGAGGATGAAACACTGTTTCTTGCTTCAACTGGACTTTCCCCATGTGCTTTAACCCCTCTTGAGAACACTTGTTCAACAGTTCTGTATGTAATTCTATACTTAGGATTTGTAGCATTGTGTTGTATTACTTTCCCTTCCAAAATAACTTTTATCTTTTTACTAATTTTAGCATCCTCTGCTGATTCTATAGGAACCTCAGCACTCTTGAACTCCATAGTTATATCTATTGCTACATTTTTCTTCTTCTTAGGTTTCTTTTTAATTCTTGACCTTCTAACCTGAGGAGGGAAGTTATTTGATGTCCCAGCTCCTAAGGTTGCTTTATCAGGATTAGGTACAGGTTCCTCTTTAGGTACTTCAACCACAATTCCTGTATCACCTTCTGCAACAGGGTTTAAGTTCAATGGTCTTAAATAAATATCGTGTGAATTATCAGCATCAAGACCTAAAGCTCTCCTTGCTTCACCTATTGTCACGAATCCACCTTGAACACCTGAGTTCATAGTTTTGATTAACTCTTGTCTATCTGTGCTTAAAGCTCTAACCATATCTAAGTCATATGAACATTCATATGTATAGTCATTTCCTTCGAAATCCATATGTAGTAATTGATGAGTTAATTCATCTGCTACTGACCTCCAAAGAGGAATCATCTTTTGTTCTGTAAAAAATTCTCTCAATTCCCTTGTGTTGTTGTAAGTTGCGGCATCTAGACCAGCTCCAAGACCAGCAAGGATAGCTGGAACACCAAGAACAGCAGATACTCTTTCTTCAGGTAATCTTCTAAGTGAGGTTAGATTTAACTGTTCAGGAGTAAAAGATACAGTTTCAATATCCATAGCACCAGTCATAATCATTGGTGCACCTCTGTTTGAACCAGCAAACTTAGACTTAAAGGACTGAGCAATAGCATCTGCTTCTTCCCTTGTCGGTCCACCCATGCTGTCATCTTTCGGAGAAAGTATAACGCCCGGAACCGCCATGTTGTGAAGCAAAGCTACTGCAAATTGTCCAGCGGCTTCATCACCAGCAAGTTCTCTAAGAACTGATTGTAAGGGTGAAAAGCCTCGCCTATGGTCATCAGGGTCTACACCCTGACGAATATGAACTACATTTTCTCTCGGTATTTCAATGTATTCATCTCCCATGCTTAGTTTTTTACTAACTGCGTGATATTCATAATGAGTAATAAGTTCTTTCTCATTACCTCTTACTTTCACATAGTTAGGCATCAAAGGTATTAATTGAACCACCTTATTTGCTTTATTTCGTACTTTCATCAAAAAAGCATCTCCATGGGCAGACAGAGATGTTACCAAGTAGTGAGAAAGTACAGAACCTGATATAAATTCATTTGGTCTTTGCATAAGAATTTCCATATCGTGAGACAATATTTCCTCACGACCATCTTTATTCTTTTTGTATACTTTAAGAGGAGCTTCAGCAAATGCTGTAGCTAAAACTTGTAAACAGGCGACAACTGCTGAGTTGCCAACGCCATCACCCATATCATCAATTAATTTTTTAGGAAAAAATCCTGATTGGGTATTGAACCCAAAATTACTAGTAGAAGCAGAATCAAAACCTGTTATTGGTTGTGTTGATTTAAC